TCCTCACGCTGATTTAGTTTACTGGCATCGCATTCTTCAATCACTTCAAAGGTAAAGTTTTCAATACCTTCTTTATACATTGCTGGATACAACTTATTTTGTGTGCGCGGTTCAGCGTTTAATGCGCGTCTGATGTGCTGTCTCCAGCGATCTGCAATATTAACTGCTTGTCCAATATAGCACATCTGGGTCTTAACGTTGGTGATACGATAAATACCACATCGTTGTTTGGATCCAATAACTCTACCGACCAAGTCAGTGTAGGGCTTTTCATAGTAGACTTTCCATATAACCTTTGCAATAGCTTCTCCGGCTTCTGCCGATAAGCTAGGCACAATCTCTTCAAGTCTGCGTATGTCATTAAGTGCTCCTTCTCCCATTTGGAGAGAATGGAACCGATCGAAGTTTTCTTCTTCTGCATGTCGTTTTGCAACCTCAATAGCAGCACTCGCCGCGGATTTTAATTGGCTCAATGTTTGTGTCAACTCATTAGCAGCTTCCAGTTTCTTGCGGTTTTCATCACGAAATTGCTCAACAAAATCAGTCTGCATACGTAAATATTCTTCTTGACGTGCGTCAAGCCATTCTTTACGTTCAGCCATATACTTCTTTTTAAATTCTTCTTCTGTTGTTTCAAAAGAAGATTTCAAACGTTCAACGTTAGTTACTTGTACGGCAATATCTTCATTTAATTCCTTTTTTCTATTCTCGAGTGTTGTAACTTCATGTTGATGTTCAGTTACTAAATCTTCGACTATCTCAAGATCCTTTTGCCGCTCATTTTCTTCATATAGGAGCGATTCTAATCGCTCTTTTACATCCTATTCACTTTTTCGTAGATTCTTGACTTTGTTTGCTGACACGATAATTATGCCGAGCAAAACTAAAGCAATGATACATAACCCGACTGTTATCTATGTCATAGCAACACTCCTGAGTGAAAGAAAGGGGAATTGACCAAGACATCAATTCCCCTGAAATTTACTCAATAATCCTTACTCGGCGTCGGGGTCGGCATTCACGTCGATGGCCTTGCCAGCATCAGTAAGACGGAAGAACTTAACCTTCTTATGGGTACCATCTTCCAGCTCGATCTCCGCTTCCTCACGAACACCCAACTGCTTGCGCTGAATAGCGGAAGTAAAGATGCCATCCACAGAACGCTTCTCAAGTCCGAGAGCCTCAGCTACATCAGCAGCAGTCACATTGTCAGAATCGCTCAAACCCTGCAGATAAGTAATAACCTTCTTAGTATTTTCCTTCATAGCAGCCATAGTTTTTTTCTCCTTTTCTTGGGCATTTAGCCCTTCATCAATAATTGTTTTGTATATAATAATCTGAAGGGTTTGCCCTCAGTTATTATCTGTAAAGATTATACCATAAATTTTTTAAGAGTTCAAATATTTTTTTCGATTAAATATTTTTGAACAAGATCGTCAAGCATAACCAATTCATCAAGCTCCAGATCCGCTGACTCTTGTGCTTTAATCATCGAAGCCTTTGCAAGATCAACTGCATTCTTGTCATTGCTCGTCTGTATGGTATGTTCCAGATCCGCAATTTTCTTGGCAAGCTGCTTTAACTGTTTCTTAGTCACAATAAGATTTTTCCTTTCTTTATCTTACACATATATTATATAAAAATTTTTGGTAAAAATCAACCAAATATAGATTCAATCGAACACTCTTGTGGGTTTTTATCATCGCGTATACGCTTAAAATGAAAGTGTCGTAGAGTATGTGCTGTTCGATCTTTTTCCATTCCGGCAAGCTCACACACCTTACCAATATAATCTTCTGGATGCTTAGCAAGCCCTTCGCGCATTTCATCCGTTAATCCAGATGATACTGTACCTATTGAAATAAGTTTATCACCATCATAACAACCAATTTCAATAGCTGTTTTCCAACCAAGAGCATATGGTTTAGTTACTGGAGTATCACCTTCCCAGTATTCCCATGTATCCAGTTCTTTACCTGTATATTCACGAGTTGGTTCACAAGCTGCCAATATAATTGCATCGCAAGTATCGGTTTTCTTAATTTTAATTGTATCCCATACTGGACGTTTACCTGGGCTATATGGAGCAGTACGTTTCTTTAAAACCATACCTTCTTCGCCTGCGGCAAGTGCAGCAGCGACAGCTTCTTGAATATTATCGTCAACTCGTTCGGCAAGTTCTACAAGAGGAGCGCCTTCTTCCCAAACAGCATGGAATGAATATTTATAATAAACCAATTTCAAAAGATCATAACGTACATCTGCTCTTACTTTTGTTAGATCATGTCCATTGTAATAAATCATATCATGAACATAATAATGTAGATGCCCATATTCTCCATTTTGTCTTTCAATAGCTAACTCTGGAAGAGCACCCATAATTGGTGTTACATCTTTGCTTCTCTTGCCAGGATAATAAATCTCACCAATAATTACAGTACCATTTGGTACTCCTTCAAGAGCTACAATGATTTCGGGCACATTCGCAGATTTTTCAGTTAAAGTACCTGTGAGCTTAGATACATTTCTGCTCCAAAGATACATATTGCCATCCATATCTTTTTCAAATTGATACCAATATCCATCTTTTTTCAACTGCGCGAAATATTCTCCAGATGCACAAATAGAGGGAAAGAGTGATTCTTTTCCCTCTGGAATCTTATTTATTTTCATTGGTTCAATGCAAAGTGGATTCATCTTATTCTTCCTTACATTTTCATAATCTTTTTTCTCAGTGTTTCTGGATAAGTTTTAATCCAATCTCGTAATTGATCAATATTTTCTAAAGTCCGTTCTGCATCATTCGCTTGATAAGAATAATCAACTGCTTTAATTTCAACTGTATCTTCAATTTTAGGCATTGGCGCAGGCTCTTCAATTTTAATAGGCTCTTCTTTTGCAATGACTTCAGCTGGTTTCAATTCTTCAATAGTAACGTCACCATACAGCTTAAACTCAAATGGAGAAGGATTAAACTTGTTTAAAAATAAACTATGATGATTTAAATACCAAGCCCACTGTTCTCCTGTCATTGCCCAATTAGCTCTCGATATATGAGCATTAAATACTGCGGCTAATACTGGATATTTAGCATGATTACTTCTATTTTTTACGGGAGCAATCAAACGATTGGAAGCATTGGACTTGCCACCTCCCATATAGCTTTCATCATCATCCTTATTTTTCCAAAATGGATCATCAGTTAATTTTTGTATAATATTTTTTAAAACCCATACATTATCATAATGCTGTTGGGCATTTAGCTCAAAGATTTGTTTATTCATTTCATTTCCTCTTTTATCCAAATATTTAAATCCATTATGTTGTAATTGCGTATAAACAGTTTTAGAAACATAATACCACTCTTTTGATCCATTTTCTATCTTTTCTCCTAATTTCGCTAAAATGGAACGATAATGTGTTTCTAATGTATATGAATCTTTTAAAGATGTTGACTTATAATCTAAATGTTCTAAGAAAGGTGTATATGTAACATAGTCATCTAATCTACTTTTTACACTTTTACCTCTCCCAACTTTAACAGCATATCGTGTCTTTTTATCAACAATCTACTACTGTCCGACAAGATAAATACCAGCATGTGCAGGGGGCTTCATATTTTTCTCCTTTGTTTCTTTTCCTGCTTTTATATTATCAAAAAAAAAGAAAAAAGTCAAATGACCCGTGTATTAAACACGGGTCATAGTAACAATTTTATTTCCCTTAATTAACTTTACAGTAGCACTTGCGCGAGTGCCCTTCGGCACATCTTCAGTATTTATACAAATAGATCCAGTGTCGCCAGAGATGAGAATATTGTCGGTTTCTTCAACATTTCCAAGAGCTGAGACGATTTTGCCTGAGTGAGCAAGCTTAAGACCCTTACCAGCTCGACGTTGTTGAGTGAACTCGCTGACCATAACTCTTTTCCCTGTGCCGTCGCTACAGCCAATGAGTACTTGCCCGTCGGAACGCTTACCACCTTTTGTCCGTGATTCCCATACACATAGCCCCACGGCTGCTTCATCGTTATCTCCAAGTTTGATTCCTTGTACTCCCACAGAAGTTCGGCCAGTTGCTCCAATGCTTGCTCCGTCAAATCTAATTCCTTCCTTAGTAAGAATCAAAACATCGGAATCTTCCCCGACCCATACTCCAACAATAGCGTCATCTTCTCTAATCTTGATCGCAGAAACTCCCGCCTTACGTTTTGCTCCCACATATTCCGATAGGTTTGTTTTCTTGACAAGTCCTCGTTTGGTAACAAACCATACGTATTTACCAGTGTTTTCTGTTCTCGCAACGGAAGTGATTGCTTCCACCTGTTCCGCAGGTTCCATTTCCACGAGTGTTGTAATAGCGACTCCTCTTGTCGCTTGTGAACCTTCTGGAATCGTATCGACACCAACTCTGTAAACTTTACCCTTGTTGGTGAAGGCGAGTAATACATCAACTGTATTAGTGTCGATTGTAGCCAAGGTGATATCATCTTGTGTTTTTACGCCTTTCCCATTGCGCTTCTGAGCCTTAAAACTCTTTTTCGGTACTCGTTTTACGTTACCAGCCTCAGTCATGACAACGATAACATCTTCCGGTACGATCTGCGCAACTTCTTTTTCTTCTTTTGTCTGTTCAATATGCGTAATTTCAGTCTTACGAGCATCTGCAAATTTCGTTTTAAATGCCGTAAGTTGTTCAATTACATATTCCGCAAATACAGTTTCATCATTCAACCGAGTTAAAATGACCGCTCGTTCCGCATTTTTATCTTTCAGCTCTTGCTCAATGGCAATTTTTTCCATGTTAGCCAAACGGCTTAAAGTCATTGCCAAAATTGCGTCAGCTTGCTGAATGGTGAAATTGTAAGTTTTCATTAACTTAGTATGGGCTTCATTTTTATCTTTAGAGCCCTTAATAAGTTTAATGACGTTATCAATATCATCAAGAGCTTTACACAAACCTTCAAGAATATGGATTCGTTTTTCCAATTCTCTCAAGTCATGTTCATTTAGTCTGCGCAATACATCTTTTTGATGCTCAATATAATATTTTATAATATCTACCAATGTCAATTGCTTAGGCGTCTTATCAACAAGAGCAACCATATTAACATTGAAAGTTGTTTCCAAATCAGTTAACTCATACAATCTGGATGCAAGTACATCAGGATTAGTTCCTTTCTGCGGAACCAATACAAATCGAACACCATCCTTATTGCTTTCATCTCTAATTTCAGAAATTCCAGTGAGTTTACCTTCTTCGCACAATGCGTCAATCGCACTTTGAAGATCTTCTTTACTTACTTTATATGGAATAGAAGTAAAGACAAGATTTTCAGTTCCAGTTTTAGTTTTTTCAACAACATACTGACCACGAATTCTTACTCGACCCTTACCGGTTGTATATATGCTACGGAGTTCCCATTCATTGATAATGAGACCTCCTGTTGGGAAGTCAGGTCCTTTAATGATTCCTGCAAGAGCTGAGCTATCTGTTGCAGTTCCGTTAAGGTATGCGATTGCTGCATCCATGACTTCTCCCAAATTATGCGGTGCGAATGAG